CTATATCGTTTTTAGTAAAGGAAAAGATAGTTTAAGTTATATCTATTTCTTTATTTGTATTTAAACGTTTTTGATGACCTAAAGAAAACTACCAAAAAAATAGTGAAAAAATAATTTTATTTTTGTGTTTTTAATCAAGACAATTTTTGTAAACTTTAATAAAATGCATAAAAAAATCCTTTAGATAAAAATCTAAAGGATTGTGATAAAGTCAAAATCTAAAGGATTGTGATAAAGTCAAAAATCCTGAAATTTATTGTACCATTCCTCTTCTAGCCCAATATACTCAAATATATCAATTTCTTTTTTCTTTGAAAAGCCTGCATTTATTTTATTAAAAATATCCTCTGATTTTTCTAAAATTTCGTCATCATATTTATTGGATATAATTTTATTAATTGCATTTTTTCTTAATTCAGAATTTTCTTTAATATATTCTTTTAATTTTATTAAATTAGTATAAACCAATTTAATAAAATCTTGAGATTCATTAGGTAAATCAGTTTCTTCAAATATTTGCTCATATAAAGGTTGTCCATTTTTTGCAATTAAAGGAATCATTAACTGTAACATAGAAGTAACCGCATCATCATATCCACTATCAGCTTTCCACGAATTATCTTTTCTAACAAATTCATTTAATTGTTCAATGGTTTCAAAATCTACAATTTCCAGCAAATCATATTCTATGAATTTTTTTAATATTTTACACGCGTGTTTTTTAGTATAGATAGTAGTTCTCATTCCTTTAATTATTTTTTCTTTACCTTTGTCATTATATTCATAAGTTAATTTATCATACCTAAATTCTTTTTGTAAAATATATAAAATTTCTCTACCAGCCCCATCATTATTTTCTATACCAACCCAAGGGTCGTTATATATTTTAGTCAATCCAAAAATAATACTTGGTACTTCTAAATAAGATACCTCGTCTAATAAATGTACTGCAGCGACTTGTTTGAAAGGTAAAGTGGTAATATCAAACACATGCAAGGATGTTTGATCTCCTGTTGTGTCAACATCTCCTGTTAATGTACTTGTATCGGCAGTAATAAAATATTTATGATCTTTTAAAGGTGGTTCATATAATCTAACATTGCCAGTGTATTCTACAAGCTCTTCAATGAATATACGAGGTACTTTATCTATTTCGTAAGGTTCTTTAAAATTATTACTTAAAGTATCTAGTTTTAATGTATCTATTAATGTACCAGATTTAGAGGTAAACTGATTTTCAAATTCAGCCAAAAAAATCCTTTCTGAATCATTACCTAATTCAAGTAATATTTCTTTTTTCCATTTTTTACCTCTACCTTTTACATCGTCCCACTTTACAAAATGTGGAATATAACCATTTAACCCCTTTTTGGCGCGTGTCCAAAATTGAAAAAAATGGTTTCTGCCATTGGTCGTCGATGCTAGAATTATTTTGGGTGCAGATGAAGATGTTAGTACAGGATACAATCCTTTCCATATTTTGGTCCAATTTTTAATAAATGCATGTTCATCTATAATTAGTATTTTAGAGGTGAAAGATCTAGCAGCATTTTCAGATGCTTCTAAACTTGTTAATTTCCCACCATTATCAAATTCAACTGTAGTAGCATTCCATCTTTTAATTCCAGGCTTCATAAACATAGGTAAATGTCTATATGCCAATTTAATTTTATCTAATATATTTTTAGCAGCGGCACCTTCGTGTGCCATAATAGTTATTGATGTAGGGTGAAAAATGATTGACCAAATAGCAAAAATTGCCATAATAACAGATTTTCCAGTTTGTCTTGATTGAAGAAAAATGTGTTTATTATGAAGTACAAGTGATCTTAAATGTTTTCGTTGGTATTCTCTTAATGTTATTTTCTTATCGCCAAAATCTAAAGTATTAATCCAAACATAATTTTCTGCAAAATATACAATGTCCTTTGAACATTTAACAAGCTCTTCAATATGTGCTTGAGTAAATGGTAAGGTTTTAGTTTTATAACTACGTAAATCAGAGTCACGCTGAAAATAAATTATAGGTTTTCCATTAATATCTGTAGTAATATCCTTTATTTTTGGTGCGACTGGTATTTTATAATTACTTGACAATTATTTTATCCTTTATTCTACTAAATTCTTGTTCATTTAATTTTAATATTTTATCACCTATTATAATTGTGTATTTGTTGTTTTCGTTTATTACATTTATGGTTTCATCTTTATATAGTAGAAAATCGTCTATTTTAAATGTTTCTTTAGTAAGGTACTTTTGCTCTAAAAAACTTTCTCTAAATATAGAATAATCTTTTATTTTTATTTTATCCTTTTTTATTTCGTTTTTATTTGCTTCGTATATTTCGCTTATAAATTTCATAAAAGGATTTTTTATTTTATTTAAGTTTTCTTTTATTTTTAAACTCACATTTACCTCTATATAATTACATTTTAATAACATTTAAAGTTGTTTTAAGAAAAAACAATAATTTTAATTTGATGTGCTGATGATGCATTTAAAGTATAAATTTTTGTGAGTTATGTTTAATTATTATTTGCCAGCCTTCTTTTAATTTCAATTTCATTTTTTGTATAGATTGAAATTCATTATGTAAATTAAAAATGCCGTTAAATTTTTCTTTATTTTCATTCAGAAAATTAAAATATTTGTAACTATGCATATCAAATATAATATATTTTTTCCTTTCATTTATATTTATTACATTCATTATATCATTATATATTAGTCCTGTTTCATTTTCGTTGGTAACAAATGATAAATTAAATTTATGTTTGTTTCCTTTTAATTTTTTTAACTGACTTTCTAAATATATATAATGTTCAGTAAAAGCAGATTTTAATTGTTTATCTACCTTTAAAAAATTAGCTTGTAATAATTTACCATTATCTCTAATTATTTCGTCTTGATCAAAACACGAGTCATCACTAATATTACTACTGTTTAGAATGTACTCACCATTAATTTGAGAAGCACTTGATACTAAGGTTGAATTTAATGCATTCATATTTTCATTGAATTGTTCGGCTGCATCTTTTCCTAATATTAATTCATCTATATTCATTTTTTATTATTCCTATAAGTTATATGCTTTATCCATTGCTTTATCTTTAAAATTTTCGTATAAAATTGAAAATGTAGAAAATGAGGTCATAAATAAGTCATCATAATCTGCTTGATTATCAAAAAACTCAGTATCTACTCCATTATAGCCAAATGTAAATAATCTAGTAAATGGTGTATTATCTGAATTTTGTACATTTTTACCTTCGATTCTTTCTATAAAAATGTCTTTGAATTTATATGTATATAATACAGGTAGATTTCTTTTCAATGTAACATCCTTTAAGGGATCCTGTCCAATTGAACTCCAATTTTCTATAGCAGAATTAACTCCCATAAAATCACCCCAAGTGTTTTTACCTTCTCTATTTCCTTTAATTGGAACTGATTGTTGAGGTTGTAACAAAGAAATATATATGTTAAAAGTTGAATTATAAGAATCTCGTTCAAAATTATTATATTTTGTATTATCAATTATTTTAAATATAATTTTATTTATTAAATTTCTTACATCAGTTTTAAAAGTAACATCTATAGTTTTATTAAAACTATAGTTATTATTCATTTTTAGTTCTTGTCCATATCTTGAGTGACTTACTGTTTTACTTTCTAAAGCAGGTAACATTATATCTTCTAATGCCGAGGTAAATAAAACAGGTTCGTGATTTTGCTGATAATCTTTTTTAGCATCAATATTAGAGAAACCATTTCGTATATTAGTATCGTTTAAATTACCTGGGTTTTCAGTAATAGATAAAATTATTTTTGGTTGAATTACCCAGTTATTCATCATTTTTTCAAAAAAATATTTTTTAAGATATGATAAATTTAATTTCTGCATTATATTATACATCTCACTGGAATCACCAAATAAATTTAATAATTTACTAGTAACTGCAGAATTTGTGTCATTTAATAATGATAAATCAGTACTAAATTTATCATGTCCTGTTTCAGGTACACCATTAATTATAGAGTTCTGAAAGTATTCCTTACCTAAATATTTTCTAGGAAAGTTATGACTCATAACAAAATCTTCATTATGATTAAATAAACCTGACCAAGACTGTGCTTTATCGTAAGATATGTCCATCATTAAATTAGTAACTGCTTCTGATGCTAGATGCCCTGTTAAACCTGTAACAGATGGAATGTTCAATCCAGTTGCAGATTCAATTGCTTGATTAGATAATCTACCTATTGTATTTTCAGTAACACCAGAAGCAAAATATAACAAGTCTTCTGGGCTACCTAATGATTTCAACATATTTAGAGCTTGACTATTGAACGCCATTTATTTTATCCTCTTTTAACTTAACCTAGTTTATCACCCGAATCGTCTGCAGTAAAACCATCATACTCCCATACCCAGCCTGGTGTGAATGTTGGTGAAGCCTCACCATCTGAATGTAATTTATAAACCAATTTAAAGTTATAATCCCCTGGTGCACCTGGATAAAATGGAATATCACTTCCCATTGCACCAACTTCGGTAGGTGGGTTTGCTATAAATCCAGGCCCCCATTTTGAAGTAGTCGCATTATATGATAGTGCATCGCCTGGCAATGGTTGGCCTATTATTACATCACTTAATTTATCTAAATTAATATATTCGTTTTTCCAAATATTACCTTCTGAGGTTCCTACATTAATTAATACTTGATTATTTTGAGTATTTTGTACCTGTGTATCTACTAAATTATCTAAAACATGATATTCATTAGTCCATTCTACAGTAACTCCATCTGATGCAAGTCTACTTTTTAATATTTGTCCTGGCTCTAATGCTGTTATATTAGTATCAGTCATAGAACTAATTGTATTGCCATCGAAATTTGTCCAATTAGTTCCACCATCATTTGAATAAACCAATAAACCAGAATCAAAATCATATTTGAACATATTATCTAAGAATATATTAGGTTGAATTAAAGATTGTGAATCAACCTCGCCATAATACATATTTAAACTGACTGGATAAAATTCAATACTAGCAGAACTTGTCGTTTTTCTAATAATTGCACGTAATTTTTCGTTTGAGGCTGTTATAGAGGCTTTAACAGATAATGTTTTTCTATGATATGTAAAACCATTAATAGTTCCTAAATTTTCGTATACATTTCGTTTAATATCTTCATTATCAATGTTTAAATTTACACCTGCATTATAATTAGATGCACCATAATCAAAATCTAAAAAAATAACATCTTTATTATTACCTGTAGCATCTTCAGTTGCATATATAAAAGTAACATTAATAATATCATTGGAAATAATAGCAGATGCCTTTACATTATTACCTTCAATTATAACAGGATAATGTAGCATTTTATAACTATCAACACCCCATTTAATTAAAGTACTTCTATTTGAATTTAAAGTAATATCTGAATTGGTTAGATAATTAAAACCTTCAGCAATTGCACCAGTATTATATATTATATTAGAAGTTTCAACGAATTCTGTTGCCCAAGTTCCAGTTTGATCAGTTTCATAACAATTTGGCAAAATATAATCTTCGCCTAATTTTACTATATTAAAATATGGATTTGTTATAAAATTGATAACTGGTTTATTGTAAGATTTCAGAAAATTATTATGTAAATTCACCAAATCACTAATAGAGTTGACTTTAGTAATTTTACCACGTTCGTTTGACATATATACCTCATAAGTTTGTTTATTTTCTTTTATTTATTCTATAAACTACAAAAAGGAACCCTTTGTAGAGTTCCTTTCAGATAGTATTTCATTTATATATAATTTATCAAATCCTTAAAAAAATCATGTAATTTTTTAGGAACCAATTTTTTAAATGTAGAAAAATCATTATTTTTTAAAGATTCCCTAACTTTTGTTGCTGAAATATCCTCATCAGTTCTCGGTATCTCCTTAATGATTATATTATCTTTACCAGTTCTTTTTAACATTGATTTATATGTAGCTACTCTATCACTTCCACAAAACATAGTAGAAATTTTAACATTTTCTTGGTCAATTATTTCAGGTATATAACCATTATGGTAAGTAACTAATTTAATTTTAGGATATAATTTTTTAATCATTTTCTCTTGTATCTCAAAAGGAAATGGGTTTTTTTCTAAATTTTCTTTTTTTGCTACTACTATACAAAGTACAACATCATCTGAATTTTTAATTGCAAAATCCAACATTTTCTCATGTCCTTTTGTGAAGGGTTGGAATCTACCTAATATCAATCCAGTATTTTTTTGATTTTTTTCATTTAATATATTTTTAAATATACTTCTAATTGAATTTTTATTTGTTTTATTTTCTGATAAAGTTCTGGCGACCAGATCTAAAGCAGTTTGTTTATCAATCCCTTTTTGTTTTCCAACCTCTCCCGATTTAATACTTACCATACTTCTAAATACACCAGCAATTCTATTTTGAGCACGCTTACTTTTAAATTGTTTTTTAATCTGAACTAATAAATCTTCAAACGATACATCTAATTTTAGAGTATATAATATTTTAGTTAGGTCTTTCCAATTGGTCGATGTCCATATAAACTCCCTTTTTATTTCTTTAAAAGAATTAGGTGCATAAGTTAATTTTCTTAATTGTATTTCCTTAGAACTAATATTAAATTCGATTGCTTGATTATCATTTAATTTAGGTTTAGTTATTTTTAATTTTTTTAGGATTTTATCTTCATCTTGATCTAAAAAAGCAACTTTAACAGTTCCTAATATAAGACCCTGTTTAGCCGCTGGCATATCTAAAAAATCTTTTTTGAATTTAGCCTCTACTTTATCCATTGAAATAATATTATCAATTTGACAAGAATTATCTGCATGTTTAGATTTAAAAGATATTGTAATAATTTCACCACTATTATAATATCTTTTACCTGCATATCTTTGACTAGTAAAAGGTGTTACTATATTTTTAGAAAAAGAACTGAGGTATTTACTCAGTTCTTTTTTCACTAATTTTTTGTCATTTTTATATTTAGAACCATCTACTTGTAAAATTAGGTCCATGTCACCAAAAGTATCTTTTGACTTATTAGAATTATAAGAACCAGAAGTTTCCAAACCTTTAAAACCAGGAAAACCTGATATAATTTTTTTATAATCTACTAATATCTTATCAAATATTTTTCGTGAAGGTATTTTTAAATCGCCTGTAACTCCACTCATTTTATAACCTCTTCCTTAATTCAGAATTATCAGGTAAAAATTTTCCGGTTAATCCTAATCGTTTTTGTCTTTTTAACCATTCATCTTGTATACCAATTGGAATATCAGCTCTAGTTCTATCTAATATTTTAAAATATTCATCTAAAATCGCATCTTTTTGTTTAGGTTTTATTTTATTTAAAATAATATCCATTATTAAATGGTAATTTTCAATGGTTTTTTTAGAAAATTTAACATTAAAACGGTCCTCTAAGTATTCTACAATTTCTTTTGGTTTATTAGTAAGTAATTTTTTAGTTTCCTTGTCAATTAATCCTTTTGCATGTGAAAAAGTAATACCAATAGTTTGAAACATAGCAATTAATAATTGAGTTCTATGTAATCCCTTTACATTTCCTTTATATACACTTGAATAATAAGAAAATTTTAATAATTCTAAATTTGATACTAACCAATCTGTTTGTACGCCAAATCCTAAATCGTTTCCTTGTTCATCATATTGTGGAAAATATCCAAACATAGAACCAGCATTTACTTTCTTTTCATCAAATTGAATTAATTTAGATTTTTTATTTACATATTTTGCAATTCCTAATAACATAGCACGCATAAATAATTCACCATCAGTCGCAGTCCTTGCTCTTTTTTTGAATTTATTTGCCTGTTCTTTAACCTCTGCCGGGTCTAGGCCCCATAATTTAATGATATTATCACTTAAATTCGGGTCAACAATAGTAGATACATCAATACCAAAATCAATATCGCCACTATATGGTTTTTTACCAACACTTCCTAAATAAGTAAATGATTGCCTATTAAATTCACTTTTCTTTTTAGGAAAAATCTTACCCAATTCAGCAAAATATCTGTCAACCGTACCCTCAATATGTTCTCTTTTGATTTTATCAGTTTTACCTTTGAAGACATTACCACCTTCAACTAAATATCGTTTTAACATAGTTAACCTTGTTTTTTTATTTTATTTATCCAAAAATCTATCATAAAAATATTTTATGATATCCTGTTGAACATCTAATGTATCTTTAGTAAAACCAAATAAATTAGTTAAATCTGTTAATTTATTTCTAACATTTATATCATTCAGATCTATTTTATATTTGTCTCCAAAATCTAAGGAAAAATTATCTAAGTAATTTCTATCATTTTTTTGAGTAACATCAAATTTAATTACTATACCATCTTGAATATCATAAGGTGTTTTTTTGAATTGTTTATAAATATCTGAAATAAAAGTAAATACTTTATTACTTGTAAAAGTGGTATAGAAAATTTTACCTTCGTTATCTCTATTATTGGTATCTTCTATAACCCTAATATTTGTACTTAATGAACGTGAATCTTGAATAGTTTTAGATTTTTCATAGTTTTCTTTGTATTCATTTGATTTTTCACAAATCGGACATATATTTTTTCCTAAACATTCAGTAACATATAAAGAGGATTGAGTTAAACTTTTAGCAAAATCTAATTTAAGGAAATGTGTTTTTTTCATTTCAAAAGTTTTTACATTTTCTTCGTGTACATAAGGTAAGAATTGAAGCGTATATGAGCCTTCCCTTTTATAATTCCAAAAATTATCATTTACTAAATATTTTTGATATTCTGCAGACTGTATGGACTCTTTAATGCTATTTGATAGTTTATCATTAGTTAAAATATTATTAAATAACTTATAAAGTTCAATTGTCATCAAAATATCTACCTCTGCATCGTGAAATTGTTCCTCAGTTAATTCAAGATTCAACCATTTTTTGAAAAAATTATACATATCGACTAATCTTTTATGACTAAATTCTATATCAAGTTTATTTTCAACTAATAAAATCATTTGAAAAACATCTAAATTTGCATAGTCAAACATTTTGAATTTATTAGGTTTATTTTTATCGAACCATTTCTGTACATAGTTAAAATCAAAATTTACATTATATCCACCAAATATAAGTTTTTTCTTTTCAGTATATTGTTTAATAAATTTATCAAACACAATATTACCTGGTTCAGATTTCTTTAGTATATTTACTTTATGGATCAATCCAGTTTTTACCATACTTAGGATGTCTATTTTAGAATCTTGCTCTAATTTTATATAAGATGTAAACCCATCTTCTTCTAATGAATTACCTTTAGAATCCGTCAATTTTGCACTGATTTGTATAATCTGTCCAGTATTTAAATCTAAATTTGTTGTTTCTGTATCAATCCATAATATGTTCTTATTCATAAGTCAATCCTGTTAATTTTTCTATTTTATCTAAATTAAAATCTGATGTCATAATGATATAGTTATTTTCATAATCATATCCTATATCTGCTTGTATTTGATTTTCAGTTATTAGTTGTTGAACATTAATATTTGGTAATTCATTAACTTTTATTTTTATTCTGTATGTAATATCGGTTACTTGTTCCTTTTGCATATAATATCTCCTTTAATATCTATTAATATAACCATATAATGTTATATTGTCAAGAATTATTTTACATATTTTTAGTTAATTCTAATGAACTAAAATTAGTTTTAATATTTTTAGTAACCTTACATATTCTATTATATGATAACTCTGAAATATTAAGTTTATGCTCTACGACGATATATTCTTTACCCTGTTTTTTGTTTAATAATTCTATAAACAAATTTAGCCCATTTGAATCTAAACCTGAACATATTTCATCTAAAATAATAATATTAATATCTACTCTCGCAACTCTTGAAAATAAATCATGTACAGCCAATAAAAAACTAATATCCATTCTGGTTTTTTCACCCTGTGAAAAACTATCATATTTTAGTTTTACATCTTTAACATATATATCAGCACTGAATTTTTCATCTAATAATAGTAGTATATTCATTTTAAAATGTCTTAAATATTCATTTATTTTTTTATTTAAAAATGGTAACCATCTGATTATAATATTCTGTTTAATTGGTTCAATAAGTTGATTGATAGTCATTTCATTCACTTTATTTTCATTTACTAAATTTAATTCAGAATAATGTACAGATATCTCATTTTTATTATTATTTAATTTATCTTGTATTTTATCAATTTCTTCGTACTGAGTATTTACAGTATTATTAAACTCATCAATATCATTTCTAATTTCTTTAATTCTTGATTTTACTATTTTTTCATTATAAACAACTTCATTATATTTCTGTATTTTTTTTTCTAATTTTTCTAATTGTTCTAAATTATCATTTATTTTATTATTTTGTGTTTTGATTAAATCCTTTGAAATAGTCAAATCTTGTCTATTAAATAGTTCTAATTTAATCATTTTGACTTTTTCACATCCCTGACAAAATTCTTTAAATAATTTCATTTTATTGTCTATACTCATTATATCTAATTTTTGTTTATTAAGTTCTTTGTTTATTTTATTATTTTCAGAAATTAAAGCGTTTTTAGAATTTACTATAGATAATAAAGAATCTTTAACTAAATTTATAGTAGATATTTTTTTCTTAAATTTTTCGAGTTCAGTATTTAATTTTTTAAGTTTATTTTTATCTTGATCTTTAATTTCTTTAACCATCTTTAAAATGGTTTTAATATGTTCGTCTAATAATTTCTGGTTAGATTTTAATATTTCTATTTTATAATGAATATTCTGCTCTTCATTTTTTAACTCATTTATTTTATTTTTATTCAATTGTTGAATTATGTTAAAAATATCAATATTAAAAATTTTGTTCATTACGTTTTGTTTCTCACCTTTGGATAAATTAAAAATAGACATCGGTTTAGTAGATGACTTCATTATCAATAGTTCAAAATAGTTTTTACTTAATCCTATTATATTAGTTAATATTTTTTGATAATTTTTTATATGAGGTGGTTGAGGTATCAATTCATCATTTTTATATATTTTAAATGTATTTTCTCTGCCTGGATTGTATAGTCCTCGTCTTACTCTATATAAATCAGTATTTTTATTAAATACTATTTCAGTTATTAAATTTTTTTTATTCTGAATATTTACTAAAGATCCTTTAGTTATATTCCTATATGGTTCCCCGTAAAAAACGAACATTAGTACATCAAGCAATACACTTTTACCTGAACCGTTTTTACTGCTTAAAAACGTTAAACCATCTTCAAAGTTATATTCTGTCCAATAATCACCATAACTCATAAAATTTTTAAATTTCACAGTTTTTATTTTAATCACTATTCACTCCAATTTATTTGTTCTTCTGCTTGAGTAAAATATTCAGTAAATCTATGTTTTATTATATCCTTATTTTTTATAGACGAATTTTGATCTATAAATTTGTACACTATTTCAATTATACTTAATTCATTATCGTCTACTTTAATATTTTCTAACTCTTCTAATGTATCATAAAAATAACCCCATTTATATACATTATCGCAACTATCTATAAATTTTTGATATAACTCTTTATTTTTTACCTGTTTTACTTTAATATCTAAATACGAGTCAGTTAAAGCAGATTTTATATTGCCATCTAAATCAGCTTTAGTATAAATATTATTGACACCAGATTCAGCTGAAATAGAAATTTCTAAATTATCGTTGTCTATTTCATTATAAATAACTTTTTTGAATATAGGTGTTATATTATTAGTAATTCTAGTTTCTTTAATAGCATCGTCAGTTAAATCTAAAATAGTAAAACCCAAATCTTCTCCAAAAGAACCTAAGTCGATCTGAAATGGTGACCCGATATAAGTTACATTATTATATCTTGACGGAACATGATAATGTCCAGAGTAAACTCTACTCCATTCTTTTAACTCAGTTGGTTCAAAACCTGAGCGAGATAAACTTTTTCTATTAAGTTTAAAATTTTTCATATCGAAATGACCAAATAGAATATCACCAGGTGGAATATCCATAACTTTAGAATTTTCATTAAAAGGTACTAAATGTATATCATAACCATTTAATTCAATTTGAGTATGAGTTTCTATAATATTAAAGTTATCTGAATATTTTAATTCTGTAATAAAGTCTAAATTACCATCACTATGTTTCAGTCGAAGGTCATGATTCCCTAAAATTAAAGTAGTATTAACATTTAATTCCGATAATGGTTTAAAAAATTCAGTCGTTATTTTATTCAAAACCTCTAGACTAATTTCTGATCTATTATGCAATAAATCACCTAAGAAAAAAACATGTTCAATTTTATTATCTTTGATATATGGAAACATTTGCTTAGTGAAAAAATCTAATTGATATTGTAACCATTTTTTACTGCTACTTCTGCTACCAAAATGTTGGTCTGTGCACAATGCAATTTTCAATTAAAACTCCTTATAGTAAAAGAGCTCCATTATTAAATGGAGCTCTATAATTAAAAACTTATAAATGATTAAATGTCGTTTAGATAAGCTTCTACAACTGAATCATTTATTTCTTCATTTACATTTGGTTTAGTTTGAATTGGTTGAGAAACCGGTTGGTCTTGAACATTTGTTTGAGTTTGTTCAGCCTGAGTATTTCCAGTAGGAACTCCATTTTCATCAAATAAATTATCAAATTGTTTAACTATAGTTCCTGGTGTTGCATAAGATAGTTTTGAAATATATTCTTTTAAATCAATAGTTTCAGAAACATATTTTTTAACTTGTTCAATATCCTTATGTACAGGACCTACATTATCTCTAAAAGTACTAGCTGCATAGTCAGGGTATTTGTTTCCACCATCTCCTGCTTTAATTGTAATAACCATTTTAAAATCAGCACTTTCTAAAGGATTAAAAGGAATAAAAGCTTTAAAGTCAGGGTCTTGTAAGGATGCTTCACTAGGTGAAATTCGCTCTTTGATTTTATCTAGAACTGTTTTAGGATATTCAAACTTTAATACTTTACCTTCATTATCTGGGTTAATAGGATCTTTAATAATTAGTACATTTGAAACAGTTTTTTGGTTGCAAATCCATTTTTTAAAATCTGAGTTTTTACCTCCGTGATTTTGATATCTGTCCCAACCATAATTACATAATGGACATGTTTGGTTAATATCTTTTCTGCAGGATGTTTTGAAAAAAGAACCATCTTTTAGTGGTATGTAGTGAAAACCTTTGTTTACATAACCCTCACCTGTTTGATCTGGTAAAAATCTAAAGATATATGTACCAGGTTTATCCTTTGCAATTTTCCAAAGAGTAGTATCTGTGTTTGCATTTTCAGTTAATTTTTTTTCAAAGTGACCTTTGAAATCGAAGTTTGCTAGATCTAACATGTTGTTACCTCATTTTTTATTATTTTTACAATATTGCCTCTCACGGGCCCAATTTTATTTAAAATATTTATAATATAGTTCCTCTGTGTCATCGTCTTCTTGAAAATCTCCTTTAAATTCTTTGTCTACATTTAATACCCAATCAAATATAAGTTCTTCTAGGTAAAAGTCCTCGTCATTACTTGGTATATAATAGATTAAAAATTTATCAATTATTTCATAATCTATATCTGCATCAATTTTCTTTTTTAATTTTATCGTTTTCATTGTTTTTCTCATTTTCTTTATTTATTTTTTTATCTAATTTTTTAGCATCAAATATATATTGTTTTTCATCAGCATCTGAATTAGAGTGAGATATTGTGAGTTTAATAGAATCTTTATTTTTATTATCATGTAAATGTTCAGCTATTACAGATGTCATATTTTTAGTAGTTTCCTCTAAAATTTGTGAAATGCCTCCAGTTATACATATCCTCATATCGTCATCATTTAGAAAAATTTCATCTAATTTAACTTTTTTGTTTAGTTTAGATGCACCATCATATAATTTCATTTTATAATATTCTGTGAACTGATCAATAAAAATTTTAATTGCATTTTTATTAATATCCATTTCAAATATTAAATTTTTTTCCTTTATATTCATTATTACCTCATATAATTAATTTTTATATAAAAATTTGTTTTATTTTGAAAAATTATTAGTTTTTTAATTTTATTAAATTCTAATTTTTTATCTGTTATTATTTTAATCTCACCAACATAAGGTATCAATAAAGTATTATCATTTATAATATTAAATTTTTTAATTGATAATGAGTCATTCAATTCTTTTTTTCTTTTTAATTTAACCGGTTTACCACTATCTAGTTCTTTTACTAATTTGAAAATTTGATTTATATAACTGAATTTTTTGTTTATTGTTAAAAATTTAAACTCTTCATTTTCTAACATATTATCCAATTCTGTCAATAATGTATCAAATTTAGGAGTTTCATCTTTATATTTCGTTACAAATAAATTCCAAACAAATCTAACATTACCCATTTGATTTTTAATTATTTCTTTTACTTGATTATCCATTGATAAAACATAAGTGTCTTTCTGCATGATATTTTCCTTTTTTTATTTGTTATCTGTACTTCCAAATCCTGCTTCTGCTCTTTCAGATTTTTCAGTATATAATTTATTTTCTGGTACTTCTTGTAAACCCATCGTATTCACTTTTCTAATAATACCCTGAACAATTTTTTGATCTTCTTTAATGGTAACTAATTCGTTACTTACATTCCAAAGATTAATGTGTATTTCACCTTGATAGCTTTCATCAATTACCTTACTCCCAACCAATAATCCTAATTTAGATGCCACCCCCGATTTATCGTGAATTACCATATCATATCCTGCAGGTAAATTAATTTTAATTCCAGCGGGTATCAATATGCCTTCATTTGGTTTTAATATAATTTTTCTAGTATCCTTATTGATTTCATTATTTTTATTTTGTTCAATTTCATTAAATCTTTGTTCAAAATCAAAATCAAATTTAGGTATAAAAAAATCTATTCCACTATCTGATGCATGTGCTCTGATTGGTGTTTTTACATCTCTAATTTTTGAAAATTTTAACATTATTGCTCCTTTTTTTTTAATTATTTGTAATAATTTTCAGGTGAATTGAAAATATATTTTGATTCACCAGTTAATATTTGTTATCTGATTATAATATAACCAATTTAATATATTATGTCAAGAAAAAAAATTATATTTGTTCAACATCTACATCATTATTTATTAATAAATCTATACCATCTTTGTCTCTGTCGTATTCCTTATGAAAAAATACTTTTTTCACTCCACTATTAATAATCATTCTTGCACAAGGAACACAAGGTGATAATGTTACATATAATTCAGTATTGTCTGTTGAAATTCCATTTTTTGCTGCATTACTTAAAATATTAGCTTCTGCATGAAATTCGTTTAATTGACTCCATTTTCCATGCTCTTTTTTAAATTCAGTTTTATCTTTTGGCCAATCCATATCTTTACAATGTCGTTTACCACTTCTAACTCCATTATATCCAACTGACATAATTCTATTTTCTTTTACTAAAACAGCACCAACTTCAATTCTTGCACATGTTGAATGTTTAGCTGTTAATTTTGCAACATCCATAAAATATTTATTATCTAACATTTTTAATATCCTTTTATTCAAATATAGTTTTACTTATAAATTTATCTGTTTCTAAATCTTCTAATTTATTTGTAATTAATTTAGTAACTTTAAAAGTAATAATTTCAAAATTTTCTAAATCATTTTTATAATATGTAGTATAACGCATATGTGTTTTAATATGACTTATCATATTCCAAGATTTACCGGTTTGAGAAAAACGAGGAATTTTTGACCAATCACCGTTTTCATCTTTTTTATAATTTGGTTGAAATTTACCGCTAGAGAATTGTTTTAATTTTTTATTGTATAATTTATATATAACTTTCATTTGTTACTCCTTTTTATTTGTTTATCATTCTCTTTATCTAATTATAATATAACCAAAAAAAGTCCTTTTGTCAAGGACTTTCGTTGAAATAATTCATTTATTTTATGAATTTAATTTAACTATTTTTTGAATTAAATCAAAATGTCTTTCATACACGTGTAGTGAGTCCATGTTCATTTGTAAAAAGCCCATTTCTAATTCAGGGTAAAATTCTTGTAAATCTTTTAAAAGTCTTTGTTGAACCTCAGCAAACCAGGGGTAGTCGTTCATCAAGCCGAAAATTGCATCACTCGAGCGTTGACTTACTATGCTATGAAGTTTTCCCTTACGAATAAAGAAATGATGGTAGTTCGTACAAATAAAATCTGACATTCCATCTTTATTATATTCAACTTGCATACTAGGTCTAGTATAAATCATTATAGCTCTTCTTGTAGAGGCATTTTCGATTAAAGCTTTTTTACAATTTTCATATTGATTAAAGTTTTCATCTGAATATATTAAATAACCATAATTACTATTAATTTTATTATCTTTACTCGATACGTCTAACCAAATTTTAGCAGTTTTTCCAATTTCAGTAACATCTAAAGATTGACTATCGTACCAATCAAGTTCTTTTTGAATATATTTTTTAGGTGTTTTTCTGCCTTTAACTGAAATATACTTATTCATAGGATTAAAATATAATGAAGCACCAAGCATTTCTACTGTTTTAACACCGGATTTATCAATAATAAAATGTTCATTTTCAATTTCAAACTTAAAATATTTTGCATATCTTATATAATCTTCAGCATTTAATTCAATTATTGTATCATTATTTAATTGTTCCATTTATTGCTCCTTTTTAGATTTTCTAGTCTTTTTACTTTTTTTCTTTTTATTCTTTACCTCTTCAATGACTTGTAAAGTTGCTTTATATTCTGATTTAGAACATAACACCCACCCTTTTAAAGAAAATTTAAGTATATCTTGTTCTTTTACCCTAATAATTTCAGAACCATCTTTTTTCTTCATTGTTTTCATCACTAACTCCTTGTTAAAATAACATTAAACCTATATTGTGAATTTTCATAAATTGTATATGTTTGATCAAATATTTTTATTTTTAAATTGTTTAATCTTGCAAAATCCATAAACCATTGTTTATCAAATTGTAATTGTTCTAAACCCTTATAATGTTCTTCGTATTGTTCTAAAGAATCAAAATCTGCACTTCTTAATAAAATACTCTTTTCAAATTTAGAAATGTCATTTAGGTCAAATAAAGCAATAGTATCAGTAGATTTATCAATCATTTTCATTAATACTTGTTCAGCATATTGCAAAGAGTGAAAATAATTAAATACAGAGTGACTAATAACATTAGTATATTTATGTTTAGTATCTAAGTAAATGGCATCATTCGTTATAAATGAAGAGTACTTCGAAAATTTATTACCAAGTTCTACTAATTCTTTAGCATAATCTATACCTGATGTATAAAATCCTTTCATTTCAAGTGGATATAGGAATGCACCAGAACCGCATCCAACTTCAAATACATTAGAATCTTTAGATAAATTTAAATGCTTATATAATTCATTTGTATATTCTAACCAATTTTCTATTTCAAATGTTCCTGTTCCTGTGTTAAATCCATCTAACCTTAACATAATATATAACAAATCATGTTGTACTCTGTCAGTATTATTCCATACTGATTGCCATTTATTCATTGTATTGCCTCTTTTAATTAAAATGGTTATCTTAATTAATAAAGATAACCATTTTTTTGGGTTTTGTCAAATAAAACAATTTATATTTTATAATATTTAATTGTTTTATTTGGTGAAACTTTACCATCATCTAGTATTTTTCTAGTCTTGTTACATTGTTTAAGAAATGAGGTATTTTTTAAAGGGAGTTCATCATTAATAAATTTAATTGCCTCTATTACCTGGTCTTTAGCAGTTCCGACTGGGACATTTTGAGTAATTTGGTTAAGGTTTCTCTTTATGTCTAGTACTTCGAAGTCATGTGGTAATCCCATTAACCACATAAGTTCCCTAGGTGAGATAAAACGTTCCTCGGTTGGATGTAATTTATTAGTTAAATTTTTTCCGATTATTGCATTTGTTGCAATAGTATTTTTAATTGAAATACTGCCGTCCCAGTAATTTTTACCATCTGCTAATTTTTTCTGAATATGTCTCATTGTTTTAGCAGGTCCAGGTTTATCGTGTGCCTCTGCATACTCAATAAATTCGTCCATTGTTTCAGTATCTTTAGTTAAAAAATGATTTATCATTCTATAAGGATTTTTATTAATTCCAGCTCTCCAATCCTTACCCATTTTTTCTTTTAAAAATATAAAATTAATATCCTCTCTAATGTCATGCCCTACTACATAATCATAATGAATTGCTGTTTTAGGAATCTTGGCAAGATAATCAGCCATTGTTGGTGTTTGTTTTAGATGATAATTCATAACAGGTACCTTATCCGATTTCCAAAAAAAACCAAACGTTCTTTGTCTATGTTGAGGTATCCCATGTAAAAATGTATCAGTTTTCATTAAAGAAAATGTATAATCAGTTTCTTTTGCAATATTGGTTAATTTAGTAACTACACCAAGACCAGCACGTGTCGCAAGTCCAGGTGCATTTTCAAATATTGAAACTTTAGGTTTGATTTTATTTAAAATAAAATTAGATGTATTATACATATTATCATTTTGTGATGCTTCTGAACCCCTTGCCGATTTTCCTTTTGCAGATGAATTTAACATTGAGAGCCCAGTCAGGCGCAGATAGGGGTAGAAACCACTATCTGCATATTCTCCTTAAGTTTATTAAATAAAGCTTCATCTTCTTTTTTCTGAAAAGAATTATCTGCATTAATAATGAAATGCGGGACTTCAGGCCAATAATTCCTTAGATGACTTGAATGCCCTTGGAACCCATCATAATCAATTAAAAACTCTGGTTTATTTCCTATTGCTTGTTCAGCACCTAATGCCATTCCCCCTATAAGTGATTGCATGACACAATATTTAATTTTTTTCTTACTCATTATTTTTCCTTTTATTATTTTTATGTGTACCTAA